GGCCATGCGGCTGCGACCGGCGACAGGGGCCATGCGGCTGCGACCGGCGACAGGGGCCATGCGGCTGCGACCGGCAAATTCGGAATTTCCGCGTCCTTGGGCTGGAAGGGAACCGCACAAGCTGGGGTAGATGGGGCTATCGCCCTTGCCTTCTGGAACGACAAGTTTGAACTGGTGCACGTGTTCGCCTCACGCGTTGGTGAAAATGGCATCGAAGCAGGCAAAACGTACCGGCTGAACGCCGATGGCAAGCCGGTGCTTGCATGACCCGCTTCATCCTCTTCCTCAACACCCCTGCGGGCGAACACGCTGCCGACTTCTGGTGCTCGCTTGGCCTTGGCCTTGTTGCCGTCGCGCTGCTCATCATCAAGGTGGCGATGTGAAACCAGACGAGCCCCGCAAATCCCTCCAGATCGCCGCTCTGATTGCGGCACTGATCGCGGCTAACAACGTACAGACAGGAGCGAAGAAGTGAGCACAGCAGTTGCAGAGCGAATGGAGCCCCAGGTTCCGGCCAGCCAGCCCAGCGAGAGCGCGGCGATCCTCTCGCTGATCGAGCGGATGGCGACCAATCCCGAGATCAGCCCCGAGCGCGTCGAGCGCTTCATCGAACTGCGGCGCCAGATGGCCCGCGACGATGCCCGCGCCCAATTCGACGCATCGATTGCCGAGGCCAAGGCGAAGATTCCGCCCGTGGTCCGCAACCGCAAGGGGCACAACGACAAGGCCTATGCCGACTTCGCCGCCTATGCCCGCGTCGTTGACCCGGTGCTGGCGCAGCATGGCCTTTCCTATCGCTTCCGCACGCAGCAGAGTGACAAGATCAGCGTGACATGCATCCTGTCGCACAAGGCAGGCCACAGCGAGGAAACCACGCTCGCCGGCCCGGCTGATGCATCGGGATCCAAGAACGCCATTCAGGCGATCGGCAGCACCCTGACTTATTTGCAGCGCTATACGCTGGTGCAAGCGCTCGGGCTCGCTGCGGCTGATGACGACGACGGCGCCGCCGCTGGTTCCGGCGAGTTGATCACCGACGAGCAGCGCGAACAGTTGCTGGCCGTGGCTGATGAGGTCGGCGCAGACATCCCCAAATTCTGCGGCTTCTTCAAGGTGCCGAGCATCGCCGCGCTTCCGTCGCAGCACTTCGGCCAGGCCATGAAGATGCTGGAGGCCAAGCGGAAATGATCGAGATCATCAATTGCGAACAGGGGACGCATGAATGGTTTGCCGCACGGGTCGGCATTCCCACAGCCTCGCGCTTCTCCGACATCCTCGCCAAGGGCGAAGGCAAGACGCGCGGGCGCTACCTGCGCGACCTCGCTGCTGAGATCATCCGGGGCACGCCCGAGGAAGAGACCTACACCAACGCCCATATGGAGCGCGGCAAGGCGCAGGAAGACGAAGCGCGCCGGCTCTATGCGTTCATGGCCGATGCTGACCCCGTGCAAGTCGGCTTCATCCGCGATGGCCGTAAGGGCTGTTCCCCTGACAGCCTGATCGGTGACGATGGCGGGCTCGAGATCAAGACCGCGCTCGGTCACATCCAGATCGAGCGGTTGCAGCGCGGTACGCTGCCCAGCGAGCACGTGGCCCAGGTGCAGGGCTCGCTGTGGGTCACGGGCCGGCAATGGTGGGACTTCGTCTCGTACTCCCCCGGACTGCCGCCGCTGATCACCCGCGTTGAACGCGACGAGCCCTACATCGCCACTCTCGCGAAGGCCGTTGATGCCTTCAACGAGGAACTTGACGCGCTCGTCGCATCGGTGCGCGGCTATCGGAGGGCAGCATGAGCCTCAACCACATCCCCGCCGCCGCTGTGCTCGCCGCTGCCGCGCTTGGCCGTGCCGATACGAAGGACGAACTGGAAGCGACGTGGATTTCGTCGGGCTGCGACAACTTCCGCGGTGCGGCGCGCACCTACCTGCTTCGCATCTATCAGCAGGTGTGCTCGCGGATCGATCGGAATGACGTGAACCTGCGGCTGGCAAGGGCAATCTGATGGGCAAGTACGTGCTCCGGCGGAAAGGCGCGGCCCTCTATGCGCCGTCTCAGGATTGGGCGGACCTTCTGGCCGAACTGCCGGAGCATGTCGATCTCAACGTGACGGCGAGCCGCGCCCGCTCGCTGTCGCAGTTGGGCACCTATTGGGGCGCGCTCGACTGGGCAGTGAAGAACGTCGAAGCGATCTCCGACCATTGGCTCGACAAGGACACGCTGAGCGACTTCCTGCAGCTCGAGGTTGGTTTCGTCCGCCACATCGCCGTTCCACAGATCAAGGGCGCGCCGATCTATGTTCGCGTGCCGCTGAGCAAGTCATTTGCCGAGTGCGCGCAAGAGACCTTCAATCGCTATTTCGAGTCGGCCATGACCGCCCTGGCGAAGCGCGCCGGCATGGACGTGCTTAGCCTCTACCTGCAATCGATGCGGGAGCGCGCAGCATGACCGCTCTCCGCTCGCAGAAGTACCTTGCCGGGTCGCGCGGTGCGCCATGTAGCTTGCGGATTGCGGGCGTCTGCCGCGACGAGCGCGAAACGGTCGTGCCGTGCCATCTGAAGGACCGTCATGCAGGGCGTAGCGTCAAGGCCAGCGACCTGTCCATAGCAGACGGCTGCTTACGTTGTCACGATGTGATGGACCGTCGAGCGCCTTTGCCTGGCGGCGATCTGATCTCTGAAGCCGACTGGCTGTTCTATGCCCTCCGAGGGCTTCAGGAGACGCTAGAACGGCGCCGTGAGATTGGGCTGCTGTTCGTCACGGAAGACCCGGAGAAGACCTTCACAGAGCGCGCCGTGAAGCCTCGCAAGCCAAAGGCGGACCGCGCACCGATCCTCAACCGCAAGACCCAGTGGCCCAAGCGCCCGATGGGTCGCAAGGCCGCACATACTACGGAGCATAGCTATGACGAGTGACGTTTCAGGATACCGCCCGACGCCGGGACGAGACGCGATGACGCGGGATGGCCGACATAGAGCCTCCGGTCTCACGAGGAACGAAGTCGGTGGGTTCGACGGCCATCTACAAGACCTCGCGGGGGTCTATGTTGCGCACCCAACATGGGATGAAAGCGGGCGCGTCCTTGTCCTTAACGTCGAGTACCCAGAGGGCTGGAGTCTCGTCCGTGACGCCGATCCCCTTCCCGATGCCGATGTCTGGGTTCCCAAGGTTGGCGACCGAGTGAAGCTGGTGAAAGACGGGCTCTCGACTACCGGCGCCGTCGGAATGGAAGGCGTCATCAAGAAGATTGAGGACCGCACATATCCATATCTTATCGAACTGGACAAGGGCTTGGTTTACAAAAGCCACGCTGTTTCACACCAGTACCGGCTAACCCGCGCTGATCGCGGTTGCTTTGTCAGCGCCGTCCGCCCCGCACCATCAGGCCCGGTGGTCGAGGAGACCGTCAAGCGGATCGTGCCGGGGCGCTATGGCGTCGTGGAAGTGCGGGCAAGTGCCGTAAAAAATGGCGTCTGGCTGTTCGACCTACGGAAGGCCAATCCGTCCAAAGCCGAAGTCCTCGCCGCCGCTGAAACCCTGCGCCAGATCGGCGAAGCAATGGAGGGGAAGTGATGAGCGATTTCTACAACACGCGCAAGGTTGTGACCCGTAAAGCGCACATGCTGGTTTGGGCGAACACTGGCGGGTTGCCAAACGTCAGAGCCTACCGCCTCGTCCCTCCCTCCCCCTCACCGGAGGCCAAGGGAGAGACCAGCGGGCCGGTGAGATACAAGCAGGTGCCGGAAATTGTGCCGGGAGATTACGGGCGCGTTCGCGTTGGCGTGCAAAGAGACGGTAACCCCGTTGTGGCCTTAAAAGACCGTGATGGCGTATGGAATGCAATGCAGCCCCTCACCCCCGACGAACTCCTCGCAGCCGGTGAAACGCTGATCGCCCTCGGCAAGGCGGGGAAGGAGATGGGGAATGTTTGACCTAGAAACGCCGCACCAGAGCCAGCTTCACCCGTCCGAGAACAAATTCCACGTCGGCAACGGCGACGACGGAAAGCATTACTGGTTGACGCCGCCGAACCTCTACGCAGCACTCGACGCCGAGTTCCACTTTGACTTTGACCCCTGCCCGTTTCCGCTCCCCGATGGGTTCGACGGGCTGACCTGCGAATGGGGCCAATCGAGCTACGTCAACCCGCCGTTCGGATCCATCATGCACGAGGGCAAGAAGAAAGGCCCGACCGCCTGGGTTCGCAAGGCTATCACCGAGTGGCAAAAAGGCAAAACCGTCGTTCTGGTCTACCCGGTCGATAAGTGGGTGCTGATGTTGCTCAAAGCTATCTTCGGGGACGCCGCTGACGTGCGCAACCTCGGTGACGTTCGCTGGCTGGCGACGGAGGATGGATCCATCGGCAAAGGCACGGGTCGCCACATCGCCTGCTTCATTCTTCGCGGAGCGCCCTCCCATGACTGACCTCGCACAACTGAAGGAACTGGGGGCGAAGGCGACGCAGGGGGAGTGGGGCATTGATGCGTCTCACCTGATCTGGATCACCGGCCCGACATTGCCCGTAGCTCGAACTGTCGTGGCGAGTTGGGAGCATCGAGAACTGGCGATCGCCAACGCCGTCTGGATCGCCGCCACCTGCCCAGCAAAGCTGTTGCCGATGCTGGAGTGGATGCAACAGAAGTTTGGCGAACAGGACGACATTGCGTTCCGCCATCTCAAACGCCTCACCACCCTAGAGGCCGAGAATAAGGCGCTGAGGGAGGCGCTGGAGCAGGTGATTGCCGCGTCCGATGAATGCACGGGCGCAGAACCGTCCCTCAGCGCGTTGTTTCGGACAATCGACATTGACGCCCGCGCCGCCCTCACCCCCGCCACAGGAGCATGACATGCAGATCAGAACCGGCAAGGACTTGCTGCTCAAACTT